GGCAGTTCCACAAGTCGAACAGAAACTTCCACAATTATTACAGAGTCTATACGAACAACAGAATATAATTCTGGGTTCTTGTATTCAGTTACAGGATCAGGAATACAGCATGATGGATCTTCTATATCTCCAGCAGCTACAACTGTTAATGAAACTATAAACGGAACTACTCATACATGGCAGGGATTAAATCTAGATCAAAGACCAAACTGGACTCAAACAACTCAGGGAGATGCCTTTCAATTTACAGAAGTTTATCAAGCACCTGGAATGGAATCTGTAACCGATATAACACGAACCATAGAAAGCACAAGCGTAACAGATACCACAACTATCTTCTCGCAATAAGTCTTATAGGTAATCCTGTATTTGCTAATACTAGCAATACGGCTGCTCCTGTAGCTCAAAGTTCATCAAGCGTATCAAACTTCGCCACTCAAGTATTAGGTGGCCCAATGGTAGAAAATCAATATGGAAATGGGATAGTCTGCTCTGGCCCACAGATGGGTATTAGCCCTTTTGTTACCACAACATATAACCAAAGAAGGCCACAGGATTACATCTACCATACTCCTGTTTACGACAATACAGATGCTAACAATGATAACGTGCCAGATAATCCAGGGAACATACTGTACTATCAGGAAAACTATAGTGGTAACAAAGATTCTTTAGGACTTAACTTTGGAGTAGCACTTACATTTAATATTCCATTAGATAGTAGATTTCAAAACTCTTGTCTTGATGCTGCAAATACTCAAATAAAATTACAAAAACAAGAATTAAATGCAAAGATGCTTAATTATGAAATCGCAAGATTAAAAAATTGCGGAGAATTGATGTTAGCTGGAATTTACTTCGATCCAAAAAGTGAGTATGCAAAATTATGCGAGGGAGTCCGTATTGCCCCAAAACCTAATCAAGTTATCCCACATACTCACAAATTAAAATAAGCAACTGCCGAGAAAGTAATCCACTTAACAGTAGTACTCAACCTCTTTTCATCTGGATACCAAACCAGAGACAGATGCTTATGTACTATTCTACATCTTTTTTCTTCTTTGTCAGCTTCTTTATCAGATTTTTTACTAAGGGTTTGACAATATTAAGCAGTAATGGAGTAGTGGCAGCAACAGTAGCAATAGCAGCAGTGCTAATAAGCTGTGGAGGATTCGGTATGTATTGCTCAATGAATTTAACGTCTTCATAAAGAGTTATACATTCACTACCATCTTCGCTTCTTTCATGTCCGATAACACGCTCCAGTTTAAATTCGTTACGATAATCGCCTACTCTTAAATCCTTAGATCCAGGACAGGCAACAAACAGTGGTTTATTTTCTTCTTTCTTTGGTTCGTATTTTGGAGGTTCTACTGTTTCTGGTACAAACTCTTCTGTTTGATTGGCGGTTTCGGCTTGCGTGTACTTAAATTCGTTGGGGTTATACTCCAAAGGTTCAAAACTAGGAATACTGAAGTTACCACATTCTGTATATGTTCCATATTCATCTTTAGGGTTATCAATAAGGCTAGTTAAATTATTTCTATGTACTCTTACACAACCTGGAATATCTACAACAGGTTTATTTATGTGATTTACTACTGGATTATTGAACTTCCATATTGGTATTTCGTGTATTTGTATCTCATTTATTTTAAAACGAGGTATGTCAGTCATAGGCATCTCTTTTCTTCAAAACTTCTACTTCCGAGTAACACCTGGGGCAACTTAAATTTGTTCGTACAGAAAATTCGGGGTATAAGTTTCCCATAGATTCATCAACATCAATATCTCCACTTGGTATTAGTTCAGCATCACACCAATAACAATTCATTTTTTAGGTAAAGGTATAGATGGCCCTGTTGCTTCGGGTATTATATTATCCAAAACTTTAGGCATAGCACCTTGCACATTTCCAAGAATCTCATTCATAACTTGAGATTTAAAGTTTTCAGATGTTACATATTTGTAGCCCAGGTACGCTCCACCACTCATGGAAGCTACCATAAGAAAAGAAACAATGCTAAGAATATTAGCGATTTTTTGAAACATGATTAAAGA